TCCTTGGCGGTGGGCGGTGATCCCGGCTGCTCGCGGTCACGGTGGACACTGGCAGGGCGGGGCCGCACACAGCACGGGGCTGGTGGGTTCAGGTGCGGGTTCACGATGTCAAAGAGCCGGGCGTTGCCGCCGATGAACAGACAATCGCACAGCCGAAAAAGCATGTAAACAATAATTTCCGAACCCAATGAAATCAATGGGTTAGCAATAGCCGGCACTGTGTAAACAGCGGGTTTTTGCGGGGTGATTCGACAAAAAAGATCGAATGAAATCAATGGTTTGCAAGTGATTTGCACGGATTTGGCGCGGCAAAAATTGCGGTTTTGCGTTTTTGGAACCCCGAAAAGCCGCCCGGCGACTGAGGGGATTGAGGCCGCCCATGTGATACAATAACCGCCAGAACATCACACGGCAGCACAAGGGCCGGGATAGCAGATAGAGGCACGCGATGACGGATGAGACGGAAACAAACAAGGCGAAGCTATTGCGCCTGATCGAAGGCGGCAAAGCGCCTGTTACTACCGAAAGCAAAGCGCCGGGAAAGGTGATCCCGGGGCCTGTCGGAAAGGCGGAGAGCGGGTTGACGCTCAAGCAGGAGGCCTTCGTGCAGGAACTGGCGAAAGGTGCAACAAATACAGAGGCTTACCGGGCAGCGTACAATTGCGATGGCATGGCTGCGGCCACGGTTCATCAGGAGGGCTGCAAGCTTGCACAGCACCCAAAGGTTGCCCAAAGGCTGGAGCAATTACTTGAGCAAAAACAACGGGTTGCACAGCATGCAGCCGTAAAAGCGGCTGACCGTGTAAACGCCAAGGCTTGGGCCATGATTGAAGACCCCAACACGCCCCCTGCCGTTGTGGCTAACCTGTTGAATCTACAGGCAAAAATCAATGGCATGCTCACTGACAAGATCGAAGTCAGCAACCACAGCAGCAGCGCTGACCTTGAGCGTGAGCTGCGCGAACGCCTCGCAAGGTACGCAAGCCCTTGATTTCATTGGAGAGTTCGGACATTCCGAATTAGCGAACCATGACCCCACGGGGTGGGGGAGGGGGCAAAACGAGAACGGAGTCCCCTCCCGTATATACATATTGATCTGCACAGCCGATGAGCAATTTTTCCAGCTAGACCCCCACCCCTTGCAATAGGATTTTCACTTTGCTATAAAGTAAGGAATCCTACCCCCGGGGGATATTTTGCAAGAAAATCTGCCGACTAAACGCCGTGATGCTATTGCTCTTGGATTGACCCGTTACTCCACTGGTAAGCCGTGTAAACGTGGCCACCTTTGCGAGTATACTGTATATGGCGGTTGCATTGAGTGCTGCCGTGAGAGGGATAAGCTTTACGAGAAAACCCCGGAGGGTAAGGAACGCCGTAAGGCGATACAGAAGAGGTATCGACAATCCCCCTCCGGTAGGGAGGCGATGAGGCGCAGGGAGGCAAGGCGCAAGAATACGGAAGTTGGTCGTGCATATATCCTCCGGAGAACCAGAAGGACAAACCGGAAGCGATATGCACTCGGGAAGGACAGAAAGTCCACTTGGTATCAGCGAACCCCGAAATGGGCGGATACAAAAGCCATCACTGAGTTTATGCTGGATAAGCCGCCGGGTTATCACCTCGATCACATAATCCCAATCCGGGGTGAGAACGTCTGCGGCCTCCACGTCCTAGAGAACTTGCAATATCTCTCGGCAGAACAGAATGTCCGGAAATCCAATTCCGTGATCCCGATTACCCTAGAGGCTGCCGTGTGTCCTCTGGACATCACTCTGGACGGGAACCCCGCTCATGTTCAAATTAGTGGTGTTAGTGGACACCCCATTAAACCTGAGTAAACTCTCTAACTATCCCGCATCTCAGATGCGCGAAAGTCCCGCTCGGGAATAAAACCCCGCCCAGAGGCTCTAGGAAGGCCGTATAATCCCGTTCGGGAATATCTGATATAAGGGGGATATAAACCGTTGACACCCGGCAGAAACGCTCCTATAGAGGTCTGGTCAACAACAGGAGACTCCTATGGAAATCGCCCTCTATGTCCTTGCTGGCCTTGGCGTGCTGGCTATCGTTGTGTTCCTCGTCCTTTTTGTCCGCTTCCTTATTGATCTGGACGCGGAGATCACTGCCCTCAAGAGCTACAACAAGTACCTCGACCGCCGCCTTGACAGCGCCTCTGACAGCTACCACCGGATTGTTGAGAATATCGAAAAGCTTGAGTCCCAGATTGAGGAAGTGACCGACATCGTGGCTTATGACATCTCCAAGTCGATCCCGGCCAAGCGGGCTACGCGCAAGAAATAAAGCTGGACTGCCGACTGTAATAATGTTAGAACCCCGTCAGAGAAGCCGAAGGCGTATGTCGCCAACGGCGAACACTGGCGGGGTTTTATTATGACTGAGGAAGAGAAGCGTACTGCCAAAGGCAACATCGTTGAACGGCTGCGAAAGCCAGTTTCAGTGGATGACCCATACATCTGCACGAACACCGAAGACCACCCTGAAATCAGGTATGACCTTCTGCGGTCTGAAGCCGCCGATGAGATCGAGCGGCTACGGGATGTTTTGGACAAAATTGCAGCAGGATACCATTTGGGTGATCTGCCAATGGATACGACAGAATATGCTTGGTTTAAATATGGAGCAATGCGAAAACTAGCAGCAGACGCACTGGAGGAAAAATGAAATACCGCACCAAAGCGTTTATCCCGCCTCTTGTTTATGATGATGAGGCTCCCGCATCTGATTTCCGCACCATCATTGTAGAGGTTTCTGATGATGCGGTTGATACCGGGCTTTTTGATGCAGCCGGAAACCAGCTTTACCGGGTGAAAGCCCCGGCTGGGTTCCATAACTTTGGGGAGAATAACGAGCATGACCGACATCGTTGAACGGCTGCGTATGCGAGCTTTTGCAAGCGCAACGCAGATGAATGGCAAGGACGCTAAAATCAGTAAGGAAGCCGCCGATGAGATTGAGCGGCTTCGTATGGAGATTTCCGCGCTGCTTAATATCACAAATGTGGATGAGAAGCATATTGACAAGCTGCGTGAGGAAATTGGTTTCTTGCGGGGTTGCTGCTCTGGCATGGTCAAGGATGTTGAGACCTTGAGAAAGCGAATTGCTGAACTGGAGGGGAAATGAAGATCATGATCCAATGGCTCTGGGATGAGCATAGCTGTGACACATGTGGCACCACTGTGTCTTCAGGCGCTTTGATTAAAATGGGCGATAAGGCAATTGTATTAAACCCCGTGGCCCACTGCTTTGATGGTGAGTCGTGGGACACCGTCGATGTCTTCACGGAAATCCTTCGGGAGCTTGGCCACGAACTGGAAATTATCCCCGAAGATGACTGACACTGTAATCAACTTCGGCGGCGGCACGTTCCTAGACCTCCCGCCCGACCGGGTTCTCAAGGCTGCCACGGGCAAGCTAGAGGGAGTTATCCTGTTAGGATATGATAAGGAAAACAACGAGTATTTCGCCTCCTCCTACGGAGACGCAACGGGAATGCTCTGGCTTGTGGAGCAGTTCAAGAAGCGCCTATTGGAGACTGTAAAGTGAAACCTGACAACCTGTATATCGACCCGCCAGAGGGCTGGCGCTATGGATTCCCGAAGATTATCCCGGCAGAACACCAGCACCGGACGCTAGAATGGCTGGTTGAGCAAGGCTACCCGGAGACGCAGATCAAGGCTCTCGGGGATTATTTCATCTGCCGTTACTGGAATGGGGAAGAAGATGAATCCGTTTAAACGTAAGGCAAAGCCTGACAAACTGGTTGATTACAGCCAGTCCAACTTCCTTGAGTGGAACCGGGAACGCGAGATGCACCTTCAGATGATTGACCATCTGAAGTCTGAAAACAATAACTTGCGTTCAGAGCGTGATATGTGGCGTCATGAGGCCATGAAGAGTGTCCAGCGGTAACCTTCCTACGTCCCTGAGCGAGGCCAAACGTCTTGGATTGACCCGTTACTTCACCGGGAAGCCATGTAAGCATGGACATATTGCTGAACGCCTGACATCCTGCGGTCGGTGTTGCGAGTGCCATTACCCACATCGCCGGGAATGGCTGAAGACCGAGGCAGGAAAGCTGTCAAAGCAGCGTTGGGACAAGCAGAATATCCACAAAAGGCGGATCCGTGCTGCCGACAGGATCCGTGCAATGCCCCCTTGGGCCGACAAGAGGGCCATATCTAAGTTCTACCGGGATTGTCCTGCGGGGTTTCATGTGGATCACATTGTCCCACTGCGGAACAATGCCGTTTGCGGGCTGCATATCCTCGAAAATATGATGTATTTGCCCGAAAAAGAGAACCTGAAAAAGGGAAATAAGCTAGATGAATCAATGGGGGTAGGATATTTCTGCCGTCTAAGGGTTGACGAATGACCTGTTAAGGTGGGATAATAGGTATAAGGCCCCTCGCGGGGCCTTTATCGTTAACAGATCAGGGAGACTTTCATGAGGAAGTTGATCTTAGCCGCTTCTGTGATGGCGCTTTTATGTACCGGAGCCGGAGCTACAGACGTTGTGACGAACTTTCGCCCCGCAGGGGCTGAAAGTACCAAAAAAGAAATTGCCCCCGTGAGCCGAGTTAAGCCGCCGAAGGGCCGCGCGCGTTATTCGCAGCGCGAAGTTGAGCAGATGGTGGTGGTTGAGGCCCGCGCGCAGGGTGTTCCCACTAATTTTGCGGTCGCTATCGCAAATCATGAGTCAAGGTTTAAGTGTTCCGCCGTTGGTTTGGCCAATGAGCGTGGTGTTATGCAGATAAAGCCGTCAACAGCCCGTGGCATTGGTTATAAAGGGCCAACCAACGGTTTGAATGACTGCCGAACAGGGATATACTGGGGTATGAAGTACCTCAAAATGGCTATCAACGCCGCAAATGGGGATCTGAAACGTGCTGCGTTCCTGTATAACGCAGGAATTAACGCAAAATCCAAGAACCCCGCCAAGAAACGCTATGTTCTTGCTGTGTTCTCAGTAAAAAAGGCCACATCAATTGACTGAAAGTGAAGAAGCGGCAGCAATTTTGGACGAGGCCAAGAAACTTGACCTTGACTTAGTCATCACTCTTGGTGTATCAGAGGGCAATGGCAGCGCGATCCTGCACAATGTTGGTTCGGATCTCGATGCTTTGTTTCTTCTCAAGACGTTCACAGCGACTCTTGAGATGTCGATACTGGAGGAGCTTTATGACCGTTCAAAAAGGGGTGTCCACTAGCTGGACTGATGAAGAGACTGAGTTTATTCGTAAAAACTACCGGAGTGCGTCTGCAAAGTATTTGGCCGACTCATTAGGGAGGACGAGGAACGCGGTCATTGGACGCGCCAACAGGATTGGCTTGTCTCTTCCCTACGGAGAGGCATACATTTACATCAGGCTACGCCGCGAGATGGGAAAGAAAATGCCCAAAATTGTCCCCGATCATCCGACAAGCGCAGATGATTATATGAGCCGCAATCTTCTAGCGATCCCAAAGCAGAGGAGCGTACACCTTCAACGTTTGAAGTCTCCCATCACGCAAGATGTGGCAACAGACAGCTTGGTTGAGCCTCTTAATGGGGTTGGGGTTAGCCTCTGGGACGCAAAAAGCACCCACTGCCGTTGGGTTGTTGGTGAGCCAAGGGAAATGATGTACTGTGGTCACAACGTCCAAAAAGGAAGCTCCTATTGCCCTTCTCACTTCGCGCTTTCGACAAGGAAAACAAAATGATTATCTTCAAGACCCCGGCAGACCTTCCTGTCGCCATCCGTCCAAGCAATGTTGTTGCCGTTGAGCAACACCCCACCAACCCTGAACTTTCCGCAATCACTCATATCCTGAACCGCTCCAGCAAGAAGAACAACATTCTTATTGTGAAGCACACTGTTCAGGAAGTTGTGGATGCGCTTAACAAAGTAGAGTCGTGGATCTAATGACCACCTACTTTGTCATGACCATTTTTCTTCTCTCGGGAAGCGTTAATGGCGGCGCAGCAATAGAAAAGCTCGGGGTTTTTGAATCCCGGGCTGACTGCATGGTGGCTGGCACTGACGCTGGCCTTACACACATCTCCTCAATAAACACTGTGCATAACAACTTTTACTTCACATGTGTTTCTGCTGGGGATCCTTACGGAGTTGAAGAATGATTTGGATCCTGCTCTACGTCTATCTCGTAGGCGTTCTTAACGACTTTATGTTTGCCGTTTCATCGGAAGATGCCGATCTTTCGGATTGGCGTGTTCATGTAAATATCGCATTGTGGCCGATCAGCGTACCAGCGTCTGTCGTTGTGGCGTTGTTTATGAAAGACGAGGGTTAAACCCCCGCCTCCCAATGCTCGCAAGTAAAGCAAGCCTCTACCGTATCTGCGGTGGAGGCTAAGCTTTTGCTGGACGCGCAGACGCCTTCATAAGCTCCAGCCTCAGTCTTCATCCAATTCGCGCAGTTCTCGCACGTTTGGCTTTTTTTCGTCAGGTCGTCTTTTACGGACAATGCGGTTTCGATAGAGCGGACTGGATAAAGCCCGCGCAAATATGTTTCGTCCACGAAGCCTTCTAAAACGAGTTCCCTTAAGCTTCCGGGCCATTGCCGTCCCTCATAGTGACAGTCGGGGTAGCGGCCTTCGCCAAACTCCGCCCAACCGAGGTGATTTACCATTTGACTCTCCTTTCAGGATGCAGTATTCCTGTTGATATTGCAAAATAGAGGAGATTGCAAGTGAAGAATATGGCAACGGTAAGCACCCCAGATGAGCTTGTCAGGTGGGCCGTAAGCGCAAAGCCCAACGCCCGTGTTTCCTATTTCCGGGGTTATCTTTTCCGTGAGCGGATCATGAACCCGCCGTCCCGGCGCGAGGGTGCCAACGCCGCCCCGCATTTCAAGACGGCCAGCAAGGCTTGGGAGATGTCCCAGATTGGCATTGTCCGGCTTTTCCAGAAGCGCGTTGACGACGAAGATTACATTTACATCGCGGTGAAAGCATGAACTACAAGATTCTCGACACAAAGATCGTCTGGGGTACAACGTTCCCCGCCGTTATGGAGGCCGTCCAAGATGTCAAGAAGGACGGATGGAAGCCTCTGGGAACCCCGACACCTTTGATGCTGGGTGAGGCCTATGGCATGATGCACATGGTATATAAGGATCGCTCGGAGGGGTGATCTTGTCGGAGTGTAGCGCAGTCTGGTAGCGCATCTGCTTTGGGAGCAGAGGGCCGAGGGTTCAAATCCTTCCACTCCGACCAACTATTTGTACATGAAGGCTTTTCGTGTACAGTTAAATGTACAGTGGAGTAGAGAAGTGGTCATCTCGATAGGTTCATATCCTGTAGATCGCGGGTTCGAATCCCGCCTCCGCAACCAATACGCCGTAGTAGCTCAGTTGGTAGAGCAACCGCCTTGTAAGCGGTAGGTCGAGGGTTCAAGTCCTTCTTGCGGCACCAACTGGCCAGTTCTGTAGCCTCTTGTGGGCTGGCTTGCGGCTCGTCCGCCTATGAATGAGAGTGCTGCTGCCAAGCTGGACGGGGGCTTGGTTTAAGACAATGGTGCCACACGGATGGTGGCCATCATAGCCCGTCCCAATTTCTGGTGAAGGCGAAAGATGGCTAACCACCAATCCCAGCCGACAGGGAAGATCACCGCCTAACAAACCACTGTGGTTGTGGATTTGCGATGGTGGGGGCAAGTGAACCCCTTAAAATCATGTCGGCACCAGATACCCCTTGACAACATTGTTTAAACATGCCAAATTGCATCTGTTGGCTAGGGAGTAACACCTCCCCGGGTTAGGGATGCCATTCTGGGTCATAGCCAAACGCACACGACAGTCCCTGCTGTTAAGGCCCCTCACGGTTCGCCCCCGTGGGGGGCATTTCTTTATCCAAACCCCGCGTGGTATCATATTCGCATGGATTTCGCAGAAATTGTAGCCAAGATCCCCGACTCTGAAAAAGCTGAGGTCTTGGAACTCCTGCGCCGCCTTGATGAAGCCCGGGATCGGGAGGCAGCCCGGGATGACTTTATGAAGTTCGTCACGATGATGTGGCCCAGCTTTATTGGCGGGCGGCACCATCAGATCATGGCCGATGCCTTCCAAAGGGTGGCTGAGGGTAAGACGAAGCGTCTTATCATCAACATGGCACCCCGCCACACTAAATCTGAGTTCGCCTCCTATCTCCTGCCTGCGTGGTTTCTGGGGAAGTTCCCGGAAAAGAAGGTCATTCAGACTGCTCACACGGCAGAACTCGCAACCGGGTTTGGTCGTAAGGTCAGGAACCTTGTAGGTTCTGAAGAGTATCAGAAGGTGTTCTCTGGGGTCGGCCTCCAGTCTGACAGCAAGGCTGCCGGGCGTTGGTCAACGAACAAGAGGGGCGAGTACTTCGCTATCGGTGTCGGCGGTGCCGTTACGGGTAAGGGTGCCGACCTCCTCATCATCGACGACCCGCACTCGGAACAAGAAGCTATGCTGGGTCAGTTCGACCCCAGCGTGTATGACAAGGTTTTTGAGTGGTATACATCAGGCCCTCGTCAGCGTTTACAGCCGGGCGGGGCCATTATCATCGTTATGACCCGCTGGTCGAAGCGCGACCTCACAGGTCAAATTGTTGATGCGTCCATCTCTCGTGACGGATCCAGCGAATGGGAAGTGATTGAACTTCCTGCGATTATGCCTTCTGGGCAGCCGCTGTGGCCCGAGTTTTGGTCGCTTGAAGAACTTGATAAGCTGAAAGCAGAACTGCCGATCAGTAAGTGGTCGGCACAGTATCAACAGGATCCGACATCAGAAGAAGGCGCTTTGCTGAAGCGCGAATGGTGGCGGATCTGGGAAAAGGACAGGCCCCCTGCTTGCGAGGCTATCCTCGTGTCGTGGGATACGGCCTTCAAAAAGACCGAGCGGTCGGACTATTCGGCCTGCACGACTTGGGGCATTTTCTATAATGACGAAAATGGTAAGCCCGTTCCAAACATCATTCTGCTGGATGCTTTCAAAGAAAAGATGGAGTTCCCTGAACTCAAACGCACAGCTTTGGAGCATTACAAACAATGGCAGCCGGACATGGTGATTATCGAAGCGAAGGCGTCTGGGTCTCCGCTAATTTTCGAACTTCGGGCGGCTGGTATTCCGGTCACGGATTTCACACCGAGCCGGGGCCAAGACAAGATTGCCCGTGTAAACGCAATCACGGATTTGTTTGCGAGCGGTGCCGTGTGGTGTCCGGACACGAGGTGGGCGGAGGAAGTGATTGAAGAATGTGCCGCCTTTCCAGCAGGCGCGCATGACGACTTCGTGGACTCCGTGTCCCAAGCTATGCTGCGATTCCGCCAAGGCGGCTTCGTGAAGATCTACACCGATGAGGAGGACGAAGAATACTATCGTCCGCCAAACTCTGAACCCTACTACTGAGGCTTAAAATGGCTATTGAACCAGTTCTTCCGAACCCGATTGGCGAAGCGATTGCTGAATCCATCGAGGTGATTATCCCTGATGACGTAGAAACAACCGAAACGGAAGACGGCGGGGTTTTGGTTGATTTCTCCGGTGAGATGGCCGAAGAGATCTCCGGCAAATCTGAAGACTTCGATGCAAACCTTGCCGAGGGTATGGATGACGCCGACCTTTACTCCATCGCCTCCGATCTGATCGGCGACTTCGAGTCCGACAAGCAATCCCGCAAGGACTGGGAAAAGGCCTACGTTCAAGGCCTTGATCTCCTCGGCATGAAATACGAAGACCGTACAACCCCGTGGCCCGGCGCTTCTGGCGTTTATCACCCGCTTCTTTCTGAGGCGGTTGTTCGCTATCAGGCCCAGACGATCATGGAAGTATTTCCGGCTTCTGGCCCTGTCCGCACACAGGTCATCGGGAAAATGACCGCAGAGAAGGCCAAGCAGGCCGAGCGTGTGGAAGATGAGATGAACTACCTCGTCACGCAGAAAATCCCGGGCTACCGGGCTGAAATGGAACAGCTTCTGTTCCGGCAGCCTCTCGCTGGTTCTGCGTTCAAGAAGGTTTATTTCGACAGCTACCGTGGAGTTCCTCGCGCTGACTTCGTTCCGGCAGAAGATTTTATTGTGCCTTACGGCGCTTCGGATCTTGAGTCTGCCCCACGCTACACGCATGTCATGAAGAAGTACCCGAATGAGCTTAAGAAGCTTATGGCGTCTGGTTTCTACCGTGATGTTGATCTGCCGGAGCCAAGCCCGGAACGCAGTGATATTCAGGACAAGTACGACCGTATCGACGGCGAAAGCCCGTCTTGGGAGGTTGACGACCGTCACACCATCCTTGAAATGCACGTTGACTACGATCTTCCGGGCTATGAAAGCGAAGAC